GGGTTTTTCAAAGGCACAGGATCAGGCTTTAGCAGCAGGCGACGGTAATATGGTTGAGGCACATCATCGCACGAGGCGCACACTTGAAGGCTCAGGCCAACAGGGACACTGCCGCCACGATAGTCTTTCTTCTCGCGAAGCTGGGTGTGCTGAACCATGAAGCCGCACCCATCGCAGATCGCAAGACCGCGCGGGGACTTGTTGTCAAAAGTTGGCTGGGTTCTATGCTTGCGACCTTGTCCGTATGCGTACTGCATTAGTAGCTCCAAGAATCAATAGTGATACGCAGAGGAACCTTTTCGCGATCTTCAGCTGCAGCGCGGGCGTATGCGCCATCAGCAAGGCCTTGAAGAAACTCAAGACGGTCAGGCGCAAACTTTACCGCGAGCTTGGCAGCAAGGCCAGATGCAATGGCTTCCATCCAGCGGTTTGGCGCATCCATGCTATCGGTAAAGTCGCCTGCGTCCTCTTGGATCTTCATGCGGTGATAGAACAGCGTAACGCCAGCAGCCTGCGGAACCTGCCAAAGATATATTCGCGGCGTTATTGTACGCTCAAAATAATACTGGAACGGGCGATCCCCGGCCTGCGCCTTGTTAGGCAGAGCGTCGTATTCCGCCCGGCTGATTGGCGACATCATTAGATCAGTGTTAATGCCCCCAGATGTGGTGCGGGTGTACACCTGAAGCAATGAAACCGTGCGAGGCTCTAGATCGTAATACAGCGTTCCCGGAGTCAGAACGATACTCTGAAGATCCACGGCCCATAGATTTGGTCCATTGTTCGCCCAGTCTGAAAACATGTAATTGATCGAGCGGCGCGCACTGTCGATGTCATTTGATGCCAGAGATGCAGGATTACGACCGACGCGCTCATACGCTTCGGTTATAATATCGATCTGTTCGGTCGTGCCAAACGTATATGTGCCGCTTGTGGTCATCTGAACCTCGCCGTTTTCTTAGCGATAGATTTAGGCTGGGCTACAAACTGCTTTCCAGCCTTTTTACCTTCACGCTTGGCTTTGGTTGTAGCAGCATATTCAGCCGGCGTCAGCGATTTTATAGCATCTTTGGGAAGATAGCGCTCACCAGTTTTGCTGGACGGCTTACCAGACTTGGTAGTCCACTTCTGATCAGTCCAGTCCTTCAGGGACTGTTGGGGCTTTCTAATCGGCATATCCGCCACCTTTGGCTTTGTATGACTTAGCTAGAAGCTGGGCCTTGCGGGCTGACCATTGACCTGCCCCAGTCCCTTGTGTTGCACGCGCTTTTATGCTGTTAAAGAGGCGCTTGCGTAGGTCTGGCTTCGTATAGTTGCCAGCCTCATTTACACGCGACTCTTTACGCCCGCGCATTACTTCTTGCTCTTAGCCGGAGCCTTCTCAGCAACAGGCGCTTCTTCGGCAGCAGGCTCAGCCTTTGGTGCAGGAGCCTTCTTAAAGCCGAGCATCATTTCGAGCGACTCTTCAGTTACCTTTTCCCAATCTTCCTGAGAAAGTGAGATTTCTTGCTGGTCGCCATTTGCGTTTGTGTATCGACGAAGGATCATAATAAACTCCTATTAGGTATAATATTTCGTCATCTCAAGGATGAGCGTGGAAGTATCCCCAGCACTCGCGTCGGCAGTACTTAGCAAAATATTTCCGGTTTTCCCGGCGCCAGCGTTGTTGCGAAGGCCTCCAAAATTTGACAAGTCGAATGTTGCCTGATTATTCTGGGCCGATCCAAAGAAAAACACGTTAGCGGTCGCGCCCCAGAAGAGGCGGAACTCCATCCCGTGACATGCTGTATGGATTTTCTGAACACTTACGCCCGTGCAGGCTTGACCAAGAGCGTTGGCAGCTAGGTTGGCAGCGGTCACTTTCGCTACCAGAGACTCGCCAGTGCCATCCGAAATGTTTGTGAACAGCATGACAGCGGTGGTCTGATTATCGACTAGCGTCTGAGAAGTTACTGCATCAGCCATTATTTCATTCCTTTAAGTGTCATAGCGAAGCGGGCGCGCTGGCCCATTTTACCGGGCGCCTTAGCGGCTGCCTCCAGCTTACCTGCAGGGATCGGCTTGCCAGCCTTAGCGCCAAGCGCTTTACGAAGTGCGCCGGGCTTCTTGATAGCCTCGGCAATGAAATTCTTTTTTCCACGCATATTAACAATCCCACGCTTTACGGGCCAGCCGGAGCCGAGACTTCGGATCCTTGGCGGCCTCAGGAAACATCTTCATTTGCCCAGCAGAGCGCGCACAGTAACTATCCCTGCGCTTTCCACCTTCGGGCTGCGGTCGCTTTAGATTGCTTCCAGTGGCAGCATTGTACGCTTTACGGCCAGCCTCATTAAGGCCACCCTTAGGGTTCTTATGCTTTGCCTTGAACTGAAAGTCCTTCTTCGCCCGCATTACAATCTCCATGTAACTAGGGCGACCCGAAGGCCGCCCCAATCATTAGGCTTGTGTTACGCCATAGAGGCCGGTTTGAGTATCGTCATCAGCAACGAATACATAAAGCGTCAGCCGCTTAGAAGCGTCGGCAGCGTCAGCGGGAGCAAAAGTACCGCGAACGTCGCCAGTGGTTGTCGTAGCAGGGCTTGTCGTAACAGCTGCTGTAAACGTGCCGGTTGTGACAAACGCGCCACCCCAAGCAGTCAGAACATAGTTACGGCTGTCTGCGCGAATCGGAAGGCCGAAAACGTCACCAGTGCCAACGAAGAAATCGGTGGCGGCAGCAGAGGCTGCAATGCTGGTAATCGTCTTAAATGCCTTCTTACCGGAAACAGCGGTCGTGCCATTCAACGTAATGGCTTCCGACATTGGAATACCATACACGTCTGTGCCGGTGATCGTCAGAACAGCAGTGGCTGCACCAGCCGCGTCAATGATGACGTTGCGTGGTACGTCCAAGGTGGCAACGCCGCCTGAGGCCAAAGAGCCATTCAGGGTAGCATTACCAGCAGCGGCCAATGTCTGCTGCTGGCAGATGCCATTCGTTACCAACGCGGCAGGAACTACGTCGTAAACATTGATTGGCGACATGAATACGCCCGGCTGCGAAGCCGTGCCGTTATTAGCAAAGTTTCTACCTGCCCGGACACCATCAGAGAAGTGAGTCATAAATTTTCTCCAAAATTAGGGGGTGACGGATGCCACCCCCCTATCCGATTAGGAAGCGCCCTGCGAACCCCAGCCTGCGCGGAAGTTCGAGCAACCGAACGAATAACGCTCAATGGCTTTCGCCTTGAGGTTGTCGGTGTCGAAGTCCGTGTAGACATCGGTTTCGAGAGCTTCACGCTCATAGTGCTTGAAGCCGTTTGGAGCGTCGGTGAGCAAGAACCAACCGTTCGTGTCGGTCAGGAACATGTTAACGCGATGACCCTGCGGAACCGCCGAGTTGTTGTAGATTGCGTTAATGTCGTTGTTCGCTGTATCGACGCGGAACTGCGATTGGAGCAGGCGAGTCGCCGTCCACTGCAGTTCTGCTGGAACGATGAGCTTCGTAGGCTTCGTCATGATGCGGAGGCCCGCAGCATCACGGAAGCGCTGAACGCCAACGATGGCATCCTGAAGCGACGTTTCGTTCAAGTCAGCCTGTACCGTGAAGGTGTTGGCAACAGTTCCGTTGTCGATGGGGTGAGCCGTCGAGAACAGTGGCTGGCCGTCACCAATTGGGAAGTTCGACGAGAAGCCGTTGTTCAGAACGGATGCGCCGAGAACTTCTTTGGTCTGTTCCATCGACTGACGAAGAGCCTTCGCCTGCAGTGGGAACGACGATTGGTACAAGTTGTCCTTGATCGCCTGACGGGTGATGATGAAACCAATGCTGGTGTAACGGTTTACATAGTTCGTTACAAAGCGCTGGCCCATTTCGCCGTAAGCGGTCGAGGCACCTTCTGCTTTGATCTGCGCCAAACCAAGTAGCTTGACTTCGACTTCGATTTCAACGGCCTTATCGGACGTGTGCTTTTCGAAGATTTCCGACCACTGGCCCGGATACATCGGATAGTCGCCGAATACGGCGGCCAAACCGGGCCGGAGCAGGTCGCGGATTGCGGTTGTATTAATAGCCATTTTGAATTCTCCTTACTGGCTTATCAGATGCCGGTGACGCCGCCACGATAGAAGTGGTTGTTGAGGACAACGTGCCAGTTAGCAAAGGCGCCAACAACATTACCCGGAGTTGGGTCAAGCTGGAGGATTTTGCAGTTCAGCGTGTTTGTGTCGGCTTCCGTAGCATTGTTGATCGAAACAGCGGAAGTACCCGTTGCAGTCGAACCAGAAGTGTACAGGAAGTTGATGTTCAAGCCACGATCAGCGAGAGCAAGCGGTGTGCCAGCTGCGCCAGAAGCGTTGGTTTCTTGAATCGAGAACACTGTGTTCGGATCATCAATCACGAGAGCCTCAACGGTCGAGCCGGTGAGAACGCCCGGGTTGCCCGGCCAGTAGTTCTGGAACGTCACAACGCCAGTGCTGCTGGTGTACTTAACACCCCAGAACACGCCAACGCAGGTAGCGCCAGCAACGCCGACACCGAGTGTGCCGTCAGTAAGAATTGTTACAGGATCGCCACGGAACAATGCAGTCGCGTAAGCGTTTGCGATTTGGTAAGGGTTAGTCGCGCCAGTCCAAGCAGATCCATCAAGTTTCTTGACGGGCTGAAAACCATTAGGCGCATTCGTGCCGTAAGACATACGGTTTCTCCATGCTAAAATGAATGATTGGGCTTTAACCTGCCTGCTAGGTGACGCGATACGTAACGCGACATCGAAACGACTACCCGCCGTAGGAGTGGATACGTGACCACCATCGAGTTGCAGGATACGTGACCTGCGTCGAGGACATCACAAATAACTTAATTCAATACTTACGTCAACAACATAAAAAACCCCCACCGGCGTTGAAACCAGCGGGGGCTTAGTGGGTCCACAGTAATTACTCACTGCGGCCGGAGCTGTTAATCCTTAAACGAAGTGACGCGCTCAAATCCAACACTACTGTCGTCAATGCGCGGCATATTCGGATCCGACTGACCAGTCCAAGCCACATCCTGCAGAACTTCCATATTCTCAATGTCGCGTTCCTGACGTGAGAGTTCCACATCTTCTGTAAACCGTTCGCAAAGAATAAGGCCGCCGCGACGAATAACCGACGCTTCCAGTCCTTCGTGACCGGGCAGCGGAGGCGGAACCATTTCAGAGTGGCGAGCTGCAGGGACTGGAGCCCAGCCGCGAACCATACGATCCGTCATGTTGTCGGGATCAGGCTCGTTGAGCGTGGACTCACGGACCCAAGCATACGTCATCCCATCAGGGATCTTATTGCTTGGAACGTGCAGCTTTGACTGAAAGTGTGTTTCGGATTGCGGACGCATATCCGAGCTGCGGGTTGTTGCTGTGCGGCTCTGAGCCACTCGTGATACTCTTGCCATAATAGTTTACCCCTTCCTTTGCTTAAGCATAAAGGCAGCGTGATATCGCTCTGCCTCTGCGTCGGTCATGCGTTGACCATTCGGTTTTTTGTATGCTCCTGACGCCGCCATGTTCCGAGCGAACTGGCGATCAGCCGCTGACATAACAATCTTGGCGGTACGCTTTGTAGGGCTGTCGGAACCTCCGCTACGCGCGACTGGAGCGACTGTATTTTCTCGCTTCATCTTTGGTGTTGCCTTCTTAGGAGCTGACCTGTCTGGAATAGCATCGGCAAACTCAGCCCGCATATGCTTGTCGATTTCCTTGAAGTAAGAAGCGCTTCCAATCTCATCCGCACGGCCATCAGCTTTGAAACGGCGTTCCAAACGACGCGCAAACATTGTAGCTTCTTCATGCATTTCAGCGTCAAAGTCAGGCGACTGAGGCTGGAACCAAGTATTCTTCTCAACCCAGTCACGAGTGCGAGGCTCCAGAGTCACCTGCTGTTGCTGCTTAGGTGCCGGCTGGGCCGGGGCCTGCTGCGCCTCAACCATCTTAGCTTCGGCATCTTTACGCCATGCGTCGATGCCAGACAAATCGTTTTGAAGCTGATTAAACTGCGCCTGCAATTCAGCCTGCTTGCGACCATCTCCCATTGAGATAGCTTCTTCGATCTGCCCAAGAACCACGTTAGCATCACCACGCAGGCGTTGCTCATAGTGGGTCATCATAGCAATGTCGGATTGCTGCCTTAATGCGGATTCCTGCTGCAGCCTAGCTTCAATCTCTTGAGCACGTTGTTCAGCTTCTTGAGCACGGCGAGACAGTTCGGAAATGCGGCGTTCTGCGTCACGCTTGCGAGGGCGACGCTCTTCTTCCTCTTCCTCCGGCTCGTCCTGATCATCGTCTTCAGCTTCGGCTTCTTCTGGATCATCTTCGGAGTCCTCTTCCTCCTCAGGCTCCTCTTCGTCTTCAGCAACAACCTCACCGTCTTCCTCGGACTCGTCCAAGTAGTCAATTAGATTACCGCCAACATCATCGTCATCAAGCTCAAGCTCAACGCTATCAGTAGGGCCTTCTTCAAAAAGTGGAAGATCCAACTCTTCTGGGCCATCATCACCATCAATCATTTAAACCTCCATTAAAATTTCGTGGCGTCTTTGACTGACTTCACATCAGTCGGATCAGTGATGACAGCCATGATGCGGTCATCAGGAATGAGCGCAACAGCTACACCACGATAGGAAACAGCAGTGGCTTCATAGCGAGGGATCATCACCCAATCGCCAACCTTGCACCAAGG